AGAGCATCTTCTCAAGGTAAAGAACTAACTCATCAGGAGATTGATGATATAGCGGTGGTTCTTCGGCGTAAAATAGATTGGGAACCAATTTTCATTTTTTTTTTTTAGTATCTGTAGAACTATTATACCAGAAAGAAAGAGCATAACGATCTCTACCTACCACTCTAGTTACATGATGTTTGTACTGAGAATTAGAAAAGATTAATAATTTACCAGTTTTGGGTTTCACTTCAAAATCTTTAAATCCAGTGTAACCACCTTCAAAGTCATCATTTAAGTAAAGAAGTGCAGCAAATAAATCATAAATTCCCTCCTTTGCAGAACTATCATAGTGTGGTTTCATAAAAGTTCCTGGCGACCATCTTATGACACCCACATAATCAGGATTAGCTCTATCATCAAATGATTTACAAACACGAGTGACTTTATCAACGACTTTAGTATAAAACTCTGAGGTTTCTTCTTTTGTATTTAAAAAGTCAGCGTGACCTTGATAGTTAGCATCATCTAAGATTTCATCTTGTCTCGCATGATGTTCAGCAAAATCATAATAATCCTCTTGAGGTTCAAAGGTTGGAATGGTATCTTCACTATGACCTACAGCAGTCATGATTCCAAGAGATTCATTAGTATAATTGATAATTTCTTGACACTGACTTGGTGAAATAAAATTATCTTCAATATAAATTAATTTTTTCAAGCTGTATAAGTGTTAGGTGGGCCAGCAAAACGAGGATCAGTGTAAGTTTTTTCATCAGAATCCACTTTATTTGGATTATAATTTGGATCTGGATAATCCTCCCAACTATTGCCCTCATACTCAACAATCAGAGGATTAATATCCTTTCTCTCACCATATACATGGTAGAAACAATCAATAGTTGATAAATCAGTAATCAAATCAGTGTTAGTTGAGTCCTCTGCAATGACAATGAATTCATTATTAAACTCTTGAATTACAAGATTTTGATTTGATCCAATTGGTTGCAACTGAACAGTGATACTATCTTCATGAACCAAATCTTTCCAATAGTATGGCAATTGAATTACATTTGATTCTTTTAATCTACCACGATAGTAAACTCCTACTTCGGGGCCTTCAATACAGGCATAACGAAGACGATGACCTTTTCCTTTTGTAGGATGAACTAAATCAAATGGTTTTGGTTTTGCATCAGCAGTAGCGAATCTAGAAGCCAGTTTTCCCTTGTTGCCACAATCAACTCTACCAGTGAATACTGCATCACCATCAACATATAATTTATTTAATTGACCACCACTAATATGTAAAGCATTAGGAACTTTACCATCACCAACTATTTTTGCACAACCATCAACTTTAACAGCTAAACTTGAACTTAATGGTGGTTGAACATCAAGTGGATTCTGTACAGCAGAATTTGATGCAACATTTAAGACTGCATCATACTTTGGGGATGCAGATGGTTTTCCAATGTAAACAGGGCCATTCAATACAGCAGTTCCAGTTGGAGAAGTGTCAGGTGGAACATAAGATACATCGTTAGTTCCCACTATTAATTTATCTGATTGTAATCTTGAAATGTTCATAATTTCCTCTCAGTTGATAATTGAGTTTTCTTAAGATTAGCTGTTAAAGCACCAAATTTTTCATCTGCAAAAGAAGCAGCGACCATGAATCCATATTTCAATTCAAGTTGTCCTTTTGCGATCACATTCATATCCTTAGTCGCCTTGACAGTAACTTTTTCACCTTGCACACGAATATCGGGAGCTCCTATATCTGCAAGTCTCTCTGCTTTTACAGTAAATTGTCCATCTTGACCACCACCATTTGCATCAATAAAAACATTCTTTGCTCTTAATAATATATTTCCGTTTTCACATTCAAAGATCATATCACCTCTCTTGGCTTTTATAATCTTTGCTGGTAGTTGTGATATGTCACCAGGCTTTCTAACTTTTAATCCCTCACCAAGAACCTCTGTTGAAGATCCTGGCGTGTATAAAACATGTTTACCTGTGCCAGGCCCGCCTCCCTGAGACGCACCCTGACCTGTACTAGCATAAAATCCAAAAGACTGAGCTTCCTGAGTTTGAATTTCATAGTTTGTATCACCATGAATACTACTCTGTCCACTTTGAATAGCGTATCTTAATTTAGCCTGTCTTTCTAAATTTTTTCTATCGTTTGGTGATTTTGACATTTTACTTATCAATACAACTAATTACAGTTATAACAGGCAGATTCCTATTGAAAGGAGTATCTGTATCAGCGAGTTTAGACGCATCATCAACTTTAGTGAAGTTAAGCACTGGTGATAATTTAGCACCAGTTCCAGTATCGCTATTTATTGTGATATTTGGAAGTTTAGAAAATCCAAATCCACCGTTAGTGACTCTTGCACCAACAACAAAACCATTTTGAATATCTAATTCAACTTGTGCTTCACCTGGCTTCTGTACTGTATCACTAATTGTATCACTAATTGCACCATCTGTCAAACCAATTGCACCATCTGTCAAACCAGCTGCATCACCTAAGAGTGTACCACCAGTAGAGCCAATAGATCCACCACTAACTGTTGCTGTATCACCATCTGAATATCCAAATCCAGCATTTTCAACAGCGACATCACCCAAAGATGTTACATATGATTGTTCGCCATCATAATTTGTTGCATTTGGATCTGGTATAATCTCCTTTACATTTCCATCTAAATCAGTTTCTGTACTATTTGGTAGATACTCTTGGCCTGAATTAGTCATGACAACACCAACTACACCTAATTCATTTCCATTTGGATCTGGAACATACAATGCGTTATCATCCGTTTCACCACCAACAGTTATGTTAAAACCATTAAATCCACCAGCACCAACACCAGCTCCACCAGCACCGACACCGAGACCAGCACCAACTCCACCAGCACCAACTCCACCAGCACCAGCACCAACTCCACCAGCACCAGCACCGACACCGAGACCAGCACCGACACCGAGACCAGCACCAACTCCATCAGCACCAGCACCGACACCGAGACCGAGACCAGCGCCACCGACACCAGCACCACCGACACCAGCGCCACCAGCGCCACCAACACCAGCGCCACCAACATTTTCATTAGTTGATCCAATAACAACTGGGAAAGCACCAGCAATTAAATTTTGACCACCCTGACCATTTACAACTATAGGAACACCATCAACTTCTAATTTTTCGCCACCAACGCTACCAGCTTTGACTGGTGTTCCTCCAATGCCACCAGCAACGATTTGATCTTCTCCAGATGTAACTGGTTTTCCATCAGGTGTTGTAACGCTTACTCCTCCCTGACCACCAGAATTGACAGGTAATCCGTTTGACGTTAATTGCACTCCACCAGCACCACCAACCGAAACACTCGATCCATCAGCTATTTTTGAAACAGGCCCCATCACTGGATAACCTCCAGCTCCATAACCCTTATCACAACTGTCAAAGAAGGAAAGTATGGGTGGTTCTTCAAACCCGAATCCTGGCCCATTGATCGCAACACCAATAATATTTCCAAGAGCATTTACAATCGCACTTCCAGATGCACCTTGACCACTACTTCCTAAAAAGTCTACTCTTGGTGGCCCACACTTAAGAACGTTAGTGCTGCAATCAGGTCGAGATGGTTCTGCTGGAATAGCATCCCCAAGATCATCAATCAAATCAGCGATATTTGAAAGTCTATCCAATCCAGATTTAGCAAGTATATTATCAAAACTATCCTCTATCGCTTTGTTTACTCCATTCTTAGCATTATAAGAGGTTGGTTCTGGACAGTTTGCAGCATCGCAATCAAGAACATTTGTAATGATATTTGCAAACTTAATCGCCTTTGTAAAAGTTTTACTAGGTAAAGCGATTCCACCACCTTGAATATTATTAAGTTGTGAAAACATGCCACCAAGATCATTATCAATAATATTGTTAATCTGTCCAAACATATCACTGAGAAAATTTTCAATACCACAAATAGGAACATCTAATACTTGACCAATCATATTCTCTAAACTTTTAGAGAGGTAGTCTTTCAGAGCGTCCTGTATCTTTTCTATATTACAAAAGATGACATCAGCAAGTGTTTTTGTCGCTTGTCCTGTAGGAACTTGATTAAATTTATCGACCTTATCAGAAAGTGTTAAATTTAATTTGTCAAGAGTATCTTGAATTAACCATGATCGTCCACGACGAACTAATTTCGTCATCGAATTATGAATTTGATTTGTAGCTAAGTCTATTTCTGATTTAATATCAACAAGACCTCCATATATCGGATCAATATATGTTGATGCTTCATTTAACTCTTGTAAAGCTTCTGCCTTTCGAGTGAAATTCTTTATTGCATTACTTATCTTTGATATTTCATTATCCTCACAAGGACTAAAATTATCAATTGTTATATTCGTAGATGCCTCTTTTTGTTTTGCAGCAATACTCTTTGCAAGTTCACC